CTTGGCGACCGCATCAAGGAATGGTATAGCCAGGTATTAAATCCGTCGGAAAAGTTAACCGCAGAACTCGTTAATCTCGGATTAATCAATGAAACGAACGGTTGATATTAACGATTTGCTGCTGCCAATCGAGGATATGCCATACCAGGCGTATTTATCGAACGCGCTGCAAGTCGCCGACATTCTGCAATGGATTATCGACCAAACCGGGAAAGCTCGTGTGTGGATGACTTCTTTCTCTATCTCGGAAGAATTCCTTCGCCGACTTTTCTTCATTGAAAAGTCGGGGCTTATCGAGTCAATGAATATTGTGCTCGATTTCAAGGCTACGAACAAGACGCTTATCCTCTGGCCGTTTATCCGCCAAACGGTTGAACATTGCTATCTTGCAGACAATCACTCTAAGATTTTGCTCGTGGAAAATGACAAGCACAGAGTGGCTGTTGTAACATCGCAAAATCTTACTCGAGGTAACCGTTTTGAATGTGGATATGTGAGCAGCGACGCTCACGCTTACGCAGTGCTCAAACAGCAAATGCTTTATTTAATTGAAAAACAATCTGTATCATTCGATGAAATATACGACAGAACAGTTAACTCAGATTGAAGAACTGGCAGCGCTATATATCAAGCCGTCAGAAATCGCTATCATGCTTGAAGTTGACGAGGAAAGTTTTAAATCGGACATCGCTTTCGAAGGGCACGAAGCCCGAATAGCTTACATCAAAGGTAAACTCCAACAAAAGCTAAAGACTCGCAAACAAATGGCAGCTCTCGCAGCCGTTGGCTCGCCGGTGGCTCTGGAAATGTCGGAAAAAGCATTGTTGGATATGGAGGACGATGAATAATGGCTCTACCTTCTACCATCGAAGCTTGCAAACTCGACTTCTTCGATAGCGAAGAAGATTTGCGCAAGAAGTACCCGGCGCACCTCGCCGAGAGAATTATGCGCGTACGCGAGATTTATAATTATTGGCTCGCTAATCCTGACGCTAAAGACCGCATCATTCGCGACCGCATTATGTCAAAGTATAATGTTTCGCAGTCGGCCGCTTACAGCGACCTGGCAGTGCTGCATCAACTTATACCTTTGTTTTCACAAAAGTCTCGCGATTTCCACCGCGCACGATTTAATGAAATGATCCTTGAAACTTATGCGATGGCTAAGGCTCGTAAAGATACTAAAACTATGGAACGTGCCTCAGCTTCATACGCTAAGTTCAACCGCGTTGACCTGGAAGATGAAATGACAATGCCATACGATGATATTGTTATTCAACCTTTCGTCGCAACCAACGACCCAACAGTTCTTGGCATCAAACCGATACCGAACTACGAGCAATATGTTAGCAAGCTCACTAAGGAGCTTGCCGGAGACCTCATCGACGTGCTCGACGTCGAATACGAGGAAGCCGACCTTGAAGAAGATAAGTTATTCGCACCAATTGAGCCGCCTGATGAACAAGAGTAAGGAAGTATATTTTAATAAGCCGCAGTTGCTCACACAACTTGTTGCGGCTAACACTACTGTTATTGTAGCCGGTCGACGCACCGGTAAAACGGACTCCATCGCCGCCCCATTTACATTGAAAATGATGCAGCGAATGCCCGGTAGCACCGGGGGCATTGTTGTGCCAACGTTTAAACACGGTTTGACCAATACTCTGCCTGGCTTATTTGCCGCCTGGAAACGTTGGGGCTACGTTAAAGGAATACATTATGTTGTCGGCAAAAGGCCGCCAAAGTCGTTTGCCTCGCCTATCACCGAGCCGCACGACTGGGAGCAAGTAATCTCTTTTTATAACGGCAGTATAGCCGTTATTCTTTCGCAAGACAGACCGGGCGCAGCCAACTCGCTAACGCTCTCTTGGCTGCTTGTAGACGAGGCAAAATTCATTAACTATGAGAAACTCAAAGATGAAACTTTGCCCGCAAACGGTGGCATTAAAACGCATTTTTCGCGCCATTCGTACAACCACGCTATGCTTATACTCTCGGACATGCCGCAGAGTAAAAAGGGCTCGTGGTTTTTGGAGTACGAAAAGAAGATGGATAAGCGTATTATCAAGGCAATCGAGGCCGGTGTATACGAGCAGTGGCGACTAAAGAAGAAAATCCTCGATATGCGAGAAAAGGGCATCGCTCCGCCTGATTATATGCGTAATTACTTGCGACGCCTGGATAGGCAAATCAACCAACTTCGCTCTAATGCTACGTATTATCGCGAGTATTCGTCGGTTGAAAATGTGCAACTTTTGGGCGAAAAGTATCTTCGCGATATGAAACGCGACCTAACACCGCTCACGTTTCAAACGTCGATTATGTGCCGAAAAATCGGCATCGCTAAGGACGGTTTTTATTCGTCGATGAAAGAGGGTCACAAGTACAACGCTTCGGATTTTGAATATCTCGATACGCTGGGCTATGATTATAACCCGGCTGCTCTCGACTCTCGAGCTGACCGCGACGTGAACCCACTCGCGCCTATTTGCATAGGCATGGATTATAACGCGAATATCAACTGGATTGTAGCCGGGCAGCCTGACGACCGCCTCGGACGCCTCAATGTGCTAAAATCTTTCTTCGTAAAGTTTGAGCGCAAAATCCCGGCTCTGGTGCAAGATTTCTGCAATTATTATGCTACGCACCACACAAAAACTGTTGTTTTCTACTACGATAGCACTGCACTCGGTTCTAACTATGCTATCAACCGTATTGACTTCCGCTATTCGGTTATCAATGAATTCGAGAAGCACGGTTGGCATGTGGTTGCTATTCCTTTGGGCAACCCAATGCGCCATGCTGAGAAGTATAACCTCATAAACGCGGGATTTCAAGGCTTAAACCGCCTGATGCCTATGTTTAACCGACAGAATAACGATGATTTAATCCTCGCAATTCAGTCGGCGGGAGTGCGACGCGGAAGAAACGGTTTTGAAAAGAATAAGGCCGGGGAAAAGTTAGCGGAGTCGGAAGAGGATTTATTGGAGCACCGCACTGACGGAACAGATGCTTTCGATACTTTGTATATCGGTTGCGAAAATAAACCGTATCACGGTGGAGCTTCATTCGATATTTCGGGTATTCTTTAGACTCTGTTTACAGTGATTTTGCAGCGCTTATGTCTTTTTTTTGAGGCATTAATCGCTGTACTTTTGCAGTGTTTTAATTCTCTCTCCTATGGATAAGACTCTCTCTCAAACCCAATTCCCGCATATTCCAAGGCGACTATCAATACAGAACTTATCTGCTCTCATTCTCCTTCTCTCCGGTGTCGCTATGGTGTTTTGCGCTATGTATTTACCGCCCGCCGGTGTTATCGACTCGTCGGTAATTATCGTTTTCGGCCAACTGCTAATCGCCGTCGGCACTCTGATCGGCGTCGATATGCGCTTTATGCTAAAAGTTTATTTAGCTTTCCTAAACTCTAAAAATTCTCTCTCTGATGAAAAAGTTTCAAACTCGCCTGGCGCTGCAGCAGTCGAAACTGGCGCAGCACATCCGCAACCTTGACGGTTTTATTCAAGGTGCTCGCTTTGATTTGCTTTCAACTGCGGAGCAAGCTCTCATTCTGTGCCAACTTGACGCTATGCGCGAGTTGAACACGGTGCTTTCTAATCGCTGTCGCTTTCACGAAATCACGCCTGAACCATGCGAAAAATTAAAGAAATAATTCTGCACTGCTCGGCTACGCCTGAGGGCAGAGATTATACCGTCGAACAAATACGTGAGTGGCACGTTAAAGGGAACGGTTGGAAGGATATAGGCTATCACTTTGTTATCTATCGCGACGGCTCTATTCACACCGGTAGACCGGTGGAACAAGTGGGAGCCCACTGTAAAGGGCACAACGCTAATTCTATTGGTGTATGCTACATCGGTGGCATAACTGAGGATAATGTGCCTAAGGACACTCGCACTGACGCACAAAAAAAGGCCATGCGTGAGTTCGTGAAGAAGTTGCAAGCGCAATATCCGGGTGCAACCGTACATTGCCACAATGAATTCGCTAACAAAGCGTGCCCATCTTTCAAGTTAAATGAACTCTAAGGTAACAAGCTAATGATGCTACCTTGTTACCTAATGATGCTACCTAATGATGCAAGTTATTAAATTATTGGCTCTATTCGCCGTTTGGCTCTTGTGCTTTTCGTGCCATTCGCACAATGAAGCGCAGTCTACAATCACCGAACAATCTTCTTTTGTGCAAGTTTGCGACAGTGTACGCCACGAACAAACGGTGTTTACTAGCAATCTGTTCTCTTCGGAAAACATCACCTTCGAAGGTATCTACATATCTTTCGACACGACGGATTGTCAGGTCGCAACTGACTCTCCTTACGAAATTCGTGCTCGACCCCAGGCAATTTATATTGACCGTATTACCAAGGCTAAAGATTTTTCTGTTTCTGACTCTCTCTCTTCTGTTTCTTCTGCTTCCGGTAATACTATTATATCTGCTGACAAAGCTTCCGACAACGTTTCTTCGACGGTCAAGGATAGCTCTTCATCTCCGCCAATCGCAACGTATTTCCTCGTTTTCGTTGCCGTTATGATTGCTTTCGGTTTATGCAGATATGTTTATCAACATTTTACCTACATCCATAATAAGGTTTTATGTTGGCTTAAACGATTGTCATTCTAGTTGTTACGATTTGCTCACGTTATAAATGACGTGAGCAAATTATTTTTTTGTATATTTGCGCTGAAATTTAAAAGAACAACAACTGCTACAAAAATCCTAGTTCATATAATCACTAATAATTCAAACCGTTTAGTTTGAGATGGTAAAATGCTTCATATTTGTGTCAGCGCGTAGCAGGCTGGCACTTTTTTTTATGCTTAAATCTAAACTTAATCTGGCTTAATTTCTATGTGCTTTTGGGCGTTCCCTACGGTCGGGCTTTCGTGAATCGAGCCTAAGGTCTCGACCCTTGCGGGCTTCAATCCCTAACGCGACGTCGGGGGTCACTCGACGCTCAATTTCTCCGGCTATATCGGGTCTCATTTAGTGTTACGCATTTTTGCGCTTGGTCTCCGGGTATCGTTGCAATCGCCGCGAAGTTAGTTCACCGACGGTAAACACCAATAATTTTTCAAAAAAATCATCCTCGTGCCTTCGGTATTTTTATTGTAAAATTCTTGGCTTTTCACCTTTGTACGTTGAACTTTCCTTGCAGCGAAAGCAAACTCAAACCCGAAAACAAAGACGAAAAATGGAAACAATAAATTTCAACACCGACATAGCCTACGAAATCTCGCTTGGAGCGACCCACTCCTTAAAAGATTTTTTGAAAGCTCCTCTCCCCTTCTTCCAAATCCGATAAATGGATAGCTAACGCATAGATAATTAACTTAATAAATAAACAATATAAAACTTTACCAAAATGATTTACTTTAACTCTATCATCGCAAACCTCACTAAAGCCGGTTACTCACAAGAAGAAGCTACAACAAACGTACACGCTTACGAAAGCCAGTGCGACGGCAATCCATCTGTTTACGTCGGCACTTATGCAAAGTATAACGACGGCAATTTGTTTGGAATGTGGGTGGACCTCACCGCATTCGCCGACTTCGACGATTTTATTAATTTCTGTAAGGACATCCACGCCGACGAAGCCGACCCGGAACTTATGTTTCAAGATTACGAGGGCTTCCCTTATGAATTTTATAGCGAATGTTTCGGCGAAGAAACATTTAATAAAATTATGAAATACGTTGAACTTTGCGACCGCTACGACAGCGAAGCCGTTGACGCTTATTGCTCACTATATGGCTACGACGACGACACGCTCGAGCGCTTTGAAGAACGCTATCAAGGTGCTTTTGATACGGAAGAAGAATTCGCCGAGCACCTCGTTAATGAATGTTACGACCTCGACCGCACGATGGGCAACCTCGCGTGTTACTTCGATTATGCCGCTTTTGCCCGCGACCTCTTTATTGATGGCTACGACTTCGAAAACGGTCACGTTTTTTGCCAGTACTAAATAAATCACGGCGTAGCTCTAAACCGAGCTACGCCATCAAATCAAAACTATTTCTAACCTCATAAAATTTTATCATCATGGTCGTTTACATTTTACTTGAAACATATTACACAAAAAAAAGCGTTAATTCTTTTGAAACAGTCTACGACGACGTTAATACAATTTACTCAAACTATGCTGCAGCTCTCGAGGCTATGCAACAGCTAATCGAATGCCAGAAAAAAGATTGGCCGGATGGACAAATCCAATCGTGGATGAATTCTATATATCTTGCCGCAAATCCTGAGGGTAGCGGAGACGTGAGCGAGGTTAGACTATGGAGAAAGGA